ACGGTGATTATGGCGATTATAGTGGTGTCAACCATGACGGCATGCTCGACAATAAAAAAGAATGAAGAAGGCAAATATGAAATCAATCCAATCGGTACTATTATTAGGACTATCATTGGTGTTCCTGACCAATTGCAGTTCGATTAATAGAACACATGTTGGTGCCGTATCAGGTGGTGCAACAGGCGTTGCAGCTTGTGTTGCTTTAGGTCAAACAGACCCTTATGTTACTGGTGCATGTGCCTTGGTTGGTGCATTTAAAGGTGCTGACTTGTTATACAATTCAGATTATGATGTACACAACGCAGTATTTGTAGACCATTTAAACACAGCGCCAAGTTATGGTTCATCATATACAAATTGGTACAACAGTAAAACAGGTAATTCAGGTATTATTAAAATTAGTAAGTCATATATGGAAGGACCTTTCAAGTGTAAAGAATATGACGCAACTGTAGATATTACAAGTAAATGGCCATTGGTTGGTGTTGGAGGCGTAAATAGAGAGGTAATATTTGGTACTGCTTGTCAAATGCCTGACGGACAATGGATAGAAAAACCATGATGGATCCTAGAAAACAGATGAGATTTTATTTGACATGGAGTTTTGTTCTTATTTTGTTCTTATTACTTTCTGGACTTGCCATTGCAGGCGATTTGAGTTATCCTAAAGTCAAGAATATAGAACCACATGAAGTTAATGGACAATATTGTTATATTAAAATTGAAATCGTCACAGATGGCGATACAGTTACAAAAGAAGAGAAATTGGTGTGTGCTGATGGTAGACAAGGCATTGAAACCCCAGGTTATTGGGACTTGTTTGCACAGTTTTATTACAGAGATGTACAAACACCAGAATATTGCCGATATTATAGTCGGAATAAACATGCTTTTAAGTCACCAGGAAAAGTTTGTTTACAATCAAATGGTGAATGGGAGGTGAAATAATGATAAGATATATAATCATTATTGCTCTTGTAATGGTAATACTTTATGATGTATCTAGTGAGGATGCCTGGACATATGTTCAATCCACGCTTGACTTTTTACAAGAGTTAGTATATAATGTGAGAGAAAGTAAATAATATGATGAAAAATAAACTAATGAAACTAGGTGCTCTCGTTACAATAGTAGGTTTAAGTGCCTGCTCTAGTATGAATAGTACCTATAAGATTAAGTCAGAGAATGGTAATGTTGTTGATAAAGTACCATCTTGGTATATGGCTGATATTAATGAGTCAAAAGCTTGTGATACTTCATGGTTAACAAGTGAAGACAATGATAAGCAATGTATCTATGGTGTTGCAACGGCAGTATCGCCTGATTTACAATTGTCAATAGAGAAAGCCAAAATGATGGCGAAATCTGAATTGGCTGATATAATCAAGGGTGAGATGAATAAAGAATCAAAACAATTCATAACTGAACTTGGTAAAACTGAAACAAAAACCGTAGTATCAGAGGTTGAGAGTGCTATTGTAAATACAATTAGTAATACGCCTGTCAGAGGTTATGAAATCTTTGCACAAGATGTTACTCTAACTAAAAATGGATATTATAGAACATGGATAGGTATGAGATTGCCTCTAGGTAAGTTTAATAAGATGTATAATTACACAATTGAACAAGCCGTTGACGCTTACAATCTAAATGGTGAGAGTAAGAAAGCATGGGACAACCTAAAGAAAAACAATGACAATAACAATCTATAGTAAAAACAATTGTGTCTATTGTACCAAGGCCAAAGGTTTACTTAAAAATCTTGGCATTGAGTACGAAGAGAAGTCTTTAGAAAAAGACTTTGATTCAGACCCTAGTAAATTAATTGAAGACATTGGTAAGAATGTGAGAACTATGCCTCAAATTAAAATTGATGGAGAACTGATTGGTGGTTATAATCAATTAGTAGAACATTTTGCTGATAAAGGTAAAGTTAATTTCAAAGGAGAGATAATTGAGTGAAGATAACATTATTCTATTTCCGACAAACAGAATTGCAGACAAAGAAAAAGTCAAACATCCTGTTAATCCAAAGGAACATGAGCGTCTAGTAGAAGAACAGACGAAAGAATTTGTTGAAGGTAATGTTGATGATATCGCATATCAATTACTAGATAAGTTTGTAGCAATGGGTATTAGAACTAATCAACTGGCATTTACGGCTGACTTGGCACTTGTAATAGACGCAATCAGAGGTTTGGTTTACCGTGATTTTAATAAACCACACCCAGCACAAAAACTAACAGACATGATGGTAACTTTAAACACAAAGGGTAAAAACAAATCTGCTAGACTTGATTACTCAAAAGTGATAAATGAAAAACATAAACCACATAAACCATTGTCAAGAGATATAGAGGAAGAAGTTAGAGATTTATCAGATATGGCTGATATACATTTTACACCTGACTTTGAACCAGACAATGACAAATAAGAATTCGCCTGTCAAACTACTGAAGTACGCTTTGCCTGGCAATTGTTGGAGAACATTAAACTCAAACAAAGAAAGGAGTTTAAACACTTATGTTTAAATTTTTATTTAATATGTCAAAGGAGACAAATAACATGGCAAGAGCTAAACTATCAAAAACTGAAAAGGTAAGAAACCTTTTCTCAAAAGGCAATACTGTAACTTGGAAATCGCTAAGAAACACATTTGACCTTAAATCACCAGCTGCAATGGTTGGTAAATTAAGAAACGAAGGCATGATGATTTATGAAAATAGAACATCTGCTGGCGTATCTTACAGAGTAGGAACACCATCAAAAGCTGTTATCGCAGCTGGTCAAACTGCTTTATTCGGTACACAAGGTTACGCTAACGCATAATCTAAACGAAATTGAGGGTAGGCGCTTCGGCGCCTGCCTTTTACTATGCTAGGTTTATTTTTTATAGGTATGGTTGTTTCAGTAATAGTAATGTATGTTATAATTAAATGCATGGACTAACTAGACAACAAAATTTAAATTACAGAATGGTGAGGACATTGGCAGAAGCAAACAAAGATTTACCAATGAGAAGAAAAGTGGACACTTATGAGTATGAAAGTCTTGAACAATGTATCAAAACAGACCAAGTACCAGCTAATCATATCGCAGATTTATTCACAGATAAAGAATTTTATAAATGGTATTCAGACAGAAATTTCAAGGATAAATAATATTGTCGAATATATAATTAAATGAAGGAGAAATTATGGCCGAACAAGCAAGAAATCCACATCTAATGTCACCTCAAGCTATGAGAGCAACCAATACCACAGCAGGTATGGGACAGACAGTAGAGTTAATGTCAGAGATTTTAAAAAAAGTTAACAACGCAAAAACTAAACCTCTAAAAATTCAGATACTAAAAGAGAACGCAACAGCACCTCTTAAACAAGTATTAAAGGGTGCATTTGACCCAGCAATCGTATGGGATTTACCACCTGGTGAACCACCATATATGCAAAATGAAGCACCAATCGGAACTGAACATGGTCTATTAAGAAATGAAGCTAAAAGACTATGGCATTTTGTCAAAGGTGCAGATAACCAGACTACAAAGACACAGAAAGAAACTATGTTTATTCAGATGTTAGAGGGTCTTCACCAAGATGAAGCAAAATTGCTTATGGGAATGAAGAACAAATCTTTAAATAAGATGTACAAAGGTCTTACCGAATCAGTTGTCAAAGAGGCATTTGGTTGGAATGACAAATTTGCTACACCGGAATAGTGTATAATTCTGTCGCAGCCCTTAAAAAAGCACAAAATAACTAAAAAAAGCGCCAAATATAGTAAAAAAGTGCTTGACTCTAGGTAGTTTTTAATGTATAATGTATCCATAAATAATGAGAAAGGATATATTATGAAAAAACTTATATTAATACTTGCTGTTTTGTGGTTAGGTTTAAATGCCTTTGCAAAATCAGTACAAGCAGATGACTACAACACAGCTGTTGTTGCTCATGTTATAAAAGAAAATATAAGTGGTGATGGTGTTGACATGTCAGTATTAGAGGCAGAGATGGCCAAACTTGCATATCAATTTTCTTTAGAGATGACAACTGTTATTGAAAAACATTTGCCGACTATACTAGAAAGTATTGCTAAAGAATTGAGAATGAAAGCAGATGAGATGTACAAGAAGGAAATAAGTGGCTAAAAAACCTACTAGTAAAAAGACAAAGTACGATATTCCAGAGATACCGTTTACATACGATTTCTATTTGGTGTATTGGGAGGATATTCAATCAGACGCTGGTTGGAAATCATTAAAAGAAATTCAAAAAATGAAACCTGCTATTTGTGTATCAACCGGTTGGTTGGTAAAAGAAGATAGAATGGTGCATGTTTTGATGAGCGACTACAATTATGATGATAATAACGAACTTGGTGACGGTGGTAACACAACAGTTATACCAACAAAGAATGTTATTAGAAAATTCAAAATTGCAGATTTATAAACTTGAAACGGAGAAATCTATATTATGGCACAGACTAAAACTAAATCAAAAGAACTAGACCACTATCTTAAATCAGTAATTAGTGGCGTACCCAAAAAACTAGACCATTTTCTAAATGGTCCTGAAAAGGCAATGACCTATTACACAGGCAATTGGTCAACAGATGTTGCAAATAACTTTACAGAAAAACAATCAGAAAAGATATTTAAAAACATGTCCAAATATATTGATAGACCTGATTTACAATTCTTTCAAAAAAAGAATAAAGACATAGAAATAGGTACTTGGTCAGAGTATGGTGAGAATGAACCAGAATCAATATCAAGTTACGATTATATCATAATCAAAAGAGCCTAACATGGTCGAAAAAATCAAAACAATTCTACAAACATTGATGGCTGTAGTGGTCATCATGTTTTTTGGTGGTATCTGGTACACAGTATCGGCAGAAAAAGACGAAGTACATGCTGATGTATTAGAAAAAGAGGTCGAGGAGATTGTAGAAACTTTAGAGGCAATTAATACTTACACATTACCAGATTTTGAGAGAGCAAATAATCAAACATTTATTAATAGTGTAAGTGCATGTGTAAACTACATCTATAACACAACAACAGATATTATACCTGTAAACTATGAAGTATTATTGGCTCAGGCGGCTTTAGAAAGTGGCTGGGGTAATAGTAGATTTGCTTTAGAGGGTAAAAACCTGTTTGGTGTAAGAACTTATGATTTACGAGAACCACATATGTTACCAAGTAACAATCCTAAAAAGTGGGGTGTTAGAGTTTATATGCATGAATGTGATAGTGTACAACATTATATTAATATCATAAATAATGGTAGTGCTTATGAAAAGTACAGAGAATTAAGAGATAACGGTATAGAAGATTCTTTATTATATGTTGAAACACTTGGCGCTTATGCAGCTGATAAAAAATACTTTCCAAAGTTAAAAAGTATTATCAAAAAGTTAAGAACTGAATACGATATACCAAAACTAGACTAGGACTTATATGTTGACAATTATAATAACATTTTTAAGTGCCATTTCTATATCTATAATAGCCGCTGGTTATTCTATTATGGGTTTGGCTACTTTATTCGCAGGTGCAGTTGTACCTATTATCGCTATGGGTAGTGCATTAGAGGTTGGTAAATTAGTTGCCGCCTCTTGGTTGTATAATAATTGGCGCAATAAACTTGTACCAAGAGCCATAAAGGCATACTTAACATTTGCAGTTATAGTATTAATTTTTATCACATCAATGGGTATCTTTGGTTTCTTATCAAAGGCACACCTAGACCAAGTGCAACCAACATCATCTAATAATATTAAAATAGAATTAATTGATACACAAATAAATCAACAACAATTAACAATTGATAGAGCAAACAAAACTCTAACTCTTTTAGATAAAACACTTGAAACATATATTGGTATGGAATATGTTACTAGAGGTCTAAAAGAAAGAGAAAAACAAAAACCTGAAAGGGACGCTTTGACGCTTGCCATTAACAATGCAAGTGATAAGATTGCTGAACTATCAGACCAAAAGGGTGCATTAAAATTAGAACAAGATAAGATAGAGGCCGAAGTAGGACCTATCAAATACATTGCAGAGTTAATATATGGTGATGAAGCGAAAGACCATTTTGACAAGGCTGTAAGGTGGGTAATAATAGTATTAATATTCGTATTTGACCCATTGGCAGTATTGTTATTAATAGCTGCTAACATATCATTGAGGAGTAGAACAGTTGCAAAAGAAGAAGCCAAAGCCAAAATCCAAAAAGATTACCAAAAAGAGGCTACTAACGCAAAAGCTAGAGCGAAAAGAGTCAGAGATTCCAACAAAGTTTATAAAGACTTTTTTAAAAAACTAGGTAAACATGATTTAAAGAATCGTGACTATGAAGAGTTTTTTAGAAGTATGGGAACAGAGGAGATACGAAAACTAGGTCTGGATCCTGATGAAATAAGACTTAAATTAGACCAAATAATGGAGTGGAACGACTTACCGACGGTTGCCAAAGACAAATAAATGGTATATAATGTAGTTATGATTAGTGAAAAATTAAAAGATAGGCGAATCAAAAATGCCGAGAAGGCATGTAGGGACGCTAGAACAGATTGGGCTAAGAATTTCTGGTACGGTGTGTTCTCTAAATTATGTAAAATGTATGGTCGTGATGACTATTTTAGAAAGGCGATAAATTAATGAATATATTTTATCTTGACCATGACCCGATTGTGGCCGCTGAAATGTCATGTGACAAACATGTGTGTAAAATGATTATTGAATCAGCACAGATGTTATCAACTGCTCATAGAATGATTGACGGTGTACAATATACAGGCAAAACTAAAACAGGTCGTAACATCAAAAGGTGGAAACATCCTAATCCTAATTTAGAAAACACTTTATACTTGGCGTGTCATACAGGACACCCTAGTACATTATGGGTTATGGATAATGCATATCACTATAACTGGTTATATAAACACATGATGGCATTACACAAACAATGGCAGTTGAGATACGGTCATGTATCAGACCACAAAACAATACAGTTACTAGGTGATATACTAAAACATCCGCCTAAAAATATACCACTAAATAAGATTGCAACTGAACCAACACCTGCTATGCCAGACTATTGTAAGATACCAGGTGATGTAATTGAAAGTTATCGTAAATACTACTGTTTAGAAAAAACAGGTTTTGCGACATGGAAATCGCCAGCTAGTACACCATTATGGTATACAGAGGGTGTTAAATACTACAACAACACGGCAGAGATATAGGAGTTATAAATGCGTGAATTAATAATCGAAGCCTTAAAGGCACATGCCAAAGGCCATATTGAAAAACATAAAACAAATGTAGAAGTCTTATTGCAAAAAGCAGTAGGCATAGGTGAACACGGTGATGTACTATCAGAAATCGAAAAAGAATTAAAGATTGTTGCTGAGTATGATGACCAATTAGAAATGCTTAATAAATATTTTACAGTTAAGGACCCATTTAAAGCATAATGCCAATTTACACATTTGAAAATACTAAAACTGGTAAAGTCTATGATGATATGATGACTATTGCAGAAAAGGAAACTTTTCTAAAAAAGAATAAACATGTCAAACAATGCCTTACAACGATAAATATAGTAGGTGGTGTTATGGGTCATGGTGCAATGAAAAATGATGGTGGTTGGAAAGATAATCTATCAAGAATAGCAGACGCTCATCCAACAAGTCCATTGGCACAACAACATAGAAAACGGTCAGTTAAAGAAGTAAAAACTGCCCAAGTTATGGCTAAACACCGAAAACGACAACAAGGGAAGAAGTAATGGCAGACAAAGGTATACCAGATTATTTACGAGAGTATGATTTAGACGCTGATTGGGGATTTACACCAGTTAGTAAAGCACCTGAATCTACACCAGCTGTAGATACTTCGGTTATAGAAACCAATAATGTAGAATTAGCCAAAGTAAAATCAGATGTGGGCGATATTAAAAGTATGATGAATGAAATCATGCAAATTGTGGCTGAAAAAGATGAAGTCACAAAAACACTATCAGACGAAGACACTTTAACAAGATTCAAAGAAATAGAAAAACTAATACTACCGTTTTTATATAATCTTATGAAGAGTGACGAACCTTATATACATTGGCCTAATAGAAGTCCAATTATTAAGGCACAAATAGAAAAGCTATTAAAGCTAACAAAAGGAAACTAAACATGCAAGCAAATTATGATAAGTGCCTAGAAACTATTTTACACCACGAAGGTGGTTATGTAAATCATCCAAAGGATCCAGGCGGAGAAACTAATTTAGGTGTAACTAAAAGAGTTTACCTAGAGCATGGTGGCCAAAAAGACATGAAAGATTTAACTGTCGAAGATGTGGCACCAATTTATAAAAAAGGCTATTGGGATAAAATGAAAGGCGACCAACTACCAAACGGTTTAGACCTTTGCGTTTTTGACTTTGGTGTAAATGCAGGACCAGGCAGAGCAGCCAAGTACCTACAAACAATGATTGGTACAGTTGCAGATGGTGGTATTGGACCAAATACATTAAAAAAATTAGGCGAATATGTTGAAGAACATGGTCTTGAAAAATGTATTGAAGATTATCAAGGTGCAAGACAAGATTATTACGAAAAGTTATCTACATTTGCTACATTTGGTAAAGGTTGGACAAGAAGAGTAGATGAAACTACTGAATTGGCCATCTCAATGATTAGCTGAGAAACAGAACCGTTTAAGTCGGGTAGAGATTATTTGAACGATTTATATGCCAAAAAAGGCATTTAAGGCTTGCCAACACAGTACATATAGTATATAATGAACACATAGAAATGAAAAAGGAACTGAAATGACTAAAAACTTTGTACAACTAGACGAGAGTAAATTC